GTTTCCTATAATTATGAGTTCTGGACAGAAGATGAATCTATTGTTAAAAAATCTTCAAATCACTACAAAGGACATGAGTGGAGAATGGAAGTAGATGTGCCAGTTGATATAATTGAAAAGCTATATAACAATGATATTAAAAATGATATAGCCCAAGAAAGAATAAAAAGTGAATCTGAATGGCGACTAATTGATGGTATGGATCCATCTGGTCTTATGCCTGGAAAAGAAGGTGGATGGCAAATTTCTTATATTGTTGGAAAATTTAAACAAGATTTAGAAACAAAAAGTAAGAAATCAAATCCTGGATGGATACAAAAGATTAAAAATTTCTTTAACTGAAAATAAAAGTCTCTATTTTATAGAGACTTTTTTAGTTAAATGTTTTTTATAAAAACAAAAACGATATTAATCATATAAATCATATGGTTAATAAGTTTGACGGTAAATATGGATTTTTATCTAATTTCTATCCTTGTAGGATAGAACACAAGGGCATAACATATCCGTCTGTTGAACACTACTACGTTGCAATGAAAGTTACTGAAATGCAATTTCTAAATGGTAGTTATTATACCGCTGCTGACTTCAGAGAACTGATTGCTATAATCAAAAGTCCTGGAGACGTTAAGAAAATAGGCAGTAAACTTAAAATTAGAAAAGATTGGGACTCTAAGAAATTAGAATTTATGAAATGGGGTGTTACTGAAAAATTCAAAGATCCAAAGTTATCCGAAATGTTACTAAGTACTGGTGATATGGAGTTAACTGAAGGGAACTGGTGGCACGACAATTTCTGGGGTGTCTGTACTTGTAATAAATGTAAAGATGGTGAAAATAATTTAGGAAAAATTCTTATGGATATTCGATTAAATTTAAAACAAAAGACAAGACCATCATTAGAAGATATAATTAAAAATAAAAACAATTAAAAAATGTCGGTAATTTCATATTTTGGAGGCAAGAGCTCCAATGTTTTCATTGAATTCATAAACTCAAAGATTCCTAAGACCGGAATCAAAACATATTTAGAACCTTTCTCAGGCTCTATGGGAACGTATATGGACGACGATTCTCTTAAATTCGATACAGTTATTTACAATGATAAAAATCGTCATCAGGTGAACTTATATAAGTGTTGTTCAGAACCTGAAACCTTTGTTAAGTATTTGGAAAGATTAAAAGAAACCTTATTAAAAACTGATGAAACAGATACACTAAAAAAGTGGGACTTCTATAAAGGAATTTATAAGAAATATCAAAAGAATGAATTTCTTGATAATATGGACTTTGAGATTGGTAATTTTGGAAAAGCTGCAATTTATGCTTTCTTAATCACATCAGCTCATAACTCAGTTTATCCTCGCGGTGCTGGATTTAATGGTTATAAGAAAGATAAAGACCGTTTGAAATTAGAAGTACTTATTGATAAGTTGAAAAAGAATAAGTACACTGAGAAATTAAAATCTATCAAAGAGTTCAATAATATTGATTTTGAAGAACTTATTACTAAATATGACTCAGAAGATACTTACATCTATTTAGACCCACCATATGCTCGTTTTAACGAAGCTAAAGGTGAAGATGATGCTAAGAGATTATTTTGGTATGGTTCTGACACCGATGGTGTATTTGGACCAGCTTCTCATAGAAGATTATTAGAGTTGATTAAGAAATCTAAATCTCGTTGGTCATTATCATATTACTATTTTCCTTTATTAGAGGAATTGTTACCAAGAGACCAATATATTTGGACTGAGAAAGAAGTATTTAGAAGTTCTGCTCAAGGTGGTAATAACTCTGACGTAAAGAAAGAACAAACTAAAGGTGTTGAGTTACTAATATTAAATTATGATCCAGTTACTGGAAAAAAATTAAACATACAAGATGGATTATCCGCTACCGAGACAGAGATATAAGCATTATAAAGGTGGTACTTATGAAGTAATCACTTTAGCTACTCATACAGAAAATGGTGAAAAGTTAGTAGTTTATAAATCTATTAACTTTGGTTCTATTTATGTTAGACCTTTAGATATCTGGAACTCAACATCAGAAGATGGTCATAAAAGATTTCAATTAATATAAATGGCAACAAGTGGTTTAGGTAATTTATTCAGTGTGAATTCAAGTAGTTCATCAAACTCAACTGCAATTAATGTTGATGTCGATGGTTGTACAGTTATTAGTAAGTTAGTCTTATTGGATGAAAAGACTGGTAATAAATGGCAAATTAAAATATCGGATGGTGAGTTAATAACCGAACCATTAGAATTGGAAGATAAAAGAGAGTATAAGTTAAATAAAATACTCAAATAAAAAAACCTCAGATTTCTCTGAGGTTTTTTGTTTATAATAATTTATCAAAATTCAAATTCTCCACCACCTTCAGCTGGAGCTTCTCCACCACCTTCAGCAGGTGGTTCTTCTGGTGCTGCTTGTGCTCCTCCTTGAGCCGGTGCTTCTCCACCTTCAGCAGGAGCTTCTCCACCTTCAGCAGGATCTCCTTCAGCTCCTTCAGCTCCCGGTGCAGCTCCAAGTGTAGATGGATCTTTAGCCCAGTATTTTTGGTTTTCAGCTTTTTCTTCTGGTGTTAACTTAAATACATTATCCATAATCCATTCTATATGGAAGTAAGGTTTCTCACCATTCATTACTCCAAGTAAAGTTCCAACGATTTCGGATTTCTTAGCTAAGTTGTTTATCTTTTTCCATTCTTCAAATACTTGGTTAGTATAAAACTGAATGTCCATTTGATTCATCATTACTTCGTCATCCTTTAACTCAGGAAACTCAATTAACATCTGTAATCTTATAGGTTTAACAATTATTTCTTTGAAGTTAGCTCTTAAACGACTAATGAAGTTGTGAAACTTAATCTCATCTCTTGTCATCTCAGCAGCATCTGTAATTAAATTACCACCACCATTTTCACCTTCAAATCTTGACATTGGAATTTTTGAAGCTCTTTTAAGTGCTTTATAAAACCAAGATAACATAGTTTCGTCATTTAAGTCATGTCCTTGTGGTGATACTAATTCCATATTAGGTGTACCAGCATCTCCTTCAGGAAACCAAATTTGTTTGTTATAAGGTAAGTGTTTAGCTCCGTTAATTTGTAAAGTACCTAAAGACTCATCCCATTCTACTTCTTCTGAATAATCATGTATTAATTGACCAATTTGTTCTTCAGCTCTTTGTCTTGATAAACCTTTAATTGGAATAGTAAACTTTTGGTAAACAGTTGCGTTAATAATGTTAAACATAATTCTTGTTTGTTCAAGAATCTTCAACTGGTTATAAGGTTTAATTAAACCTTCAACATAAGATGTTTCTGAATAATCATTTTGTGTTGAATATGAGATATAAATTATTTGAGAGTCTAAGAAGATTCTTCTTAACTGAGGATCTTCTGGAAACTGAATCCATAAGTGACCAATGTTTGGTTCATATGCTGGAACTAAAGTTTCTGGTCTTAATCTGTTAAATCCAATAATATTTTTCTTTTTATCATCAAAGATAATCTCAATTGCTAAATAACCATCTATCATAAAGTCTCGCATCATCGACCATGCTGTGATGTTATCAGAGAATCCAAATTTGTTATAAATCTTTTCGAAATGTTCTTGATATTTATCCTTAATCTCTTGTGAGTAATCATTTGATAAAGCTCTTGGTGAACAGAAGTCTTTCTCATCGTTATAAACGATTGTCTCATCGGTTATTGTTGATACGAAGTCTCTAATCTCATCTTTAATAGAATACTCTCTTAGGATTCTTCTTTTATCAGCATAAGCTTTATCTAAGTAAGGAATTGACTTTCTATTTAATACAGAAGCAACAGCTCTTTGAGAGAAAAAGTCATACATTGAGTTTCCTCTAGCAGCGTATGGATCTTCGTTAATACCTATACCAACTTGATTTCTGATGATCATATCATCATAGTTCATTCCATAGTTAGATAAGTTTCGTAGAATTCGACTGAATAAGCCTTTATTCTCTATAGCTGAATTTATATTAGTGAAATTTGCTGAATTTCCTGCATCATTATACGCCATTTAGGAATTATAAAATTTTAGAATATATATTAATTTTTACATATTCCTTTTTTTGGTGAAAATAAAAAAGACGATTACTCGCCTTTTAATATATTTCTATTTATTTCATCTTCTTTGCGTCTTCTTTCGCCTGATATAGATGGATCATAGAATTGATTAGCTGTTCTTCCTTCTCTTGGTCTGAACTTTAGATTCAATTCTTTTATAGCTTGCATATAACCTTCTGAATCTGGTCCAAAAAGTCTATCTGATATTTCTTGCATAAAATAAGCATCAACTCTAGTCTCTTGATTAGATATTCTATTTCTTTTTAATTCTTCCAGTTCTTCTTCTGATAACCCAGATGATGTATTTCTTTGATCTGGCATAGAAGTTCTTGAAACACCTCTAGGTGTTATATCTGATGTTTCTTTAGTTTTATCTTTTTTAGAAAACCAAGATTCGTTAAACTTTTTAATATTTTTCATAGTGTATATATTATTTATTATTTACCATATTTTGTAAAACTTTTCTTTATTCTTTTAACGTGATCACTAAGAACACTATACTTTTCTGATATTTCTTTATTAATATCATAAAACTCATCTATTGAAGACATCATCAATTCTTTGTGTCTTTGATCCTTAGTTTCTATTTTAGCTTGCCATATTTGTATTAACTTTTTAGGATCATATACGTTCTTTGGGTGTTGTGAATAAAGAAATCTAGGAATTGCATCTAATTTAATTTTATGAGCAGCTACTAATTGAATAGAGTTGAATTCCATTAAAGCATATTCAAATCCTAATCTTTTTAATTCATCATACATTCCCTCATAAGTCACCTTTAATAACTTATCTTTTGTAAAATCTTCTTCTTTGATAAATTTATCAAATATCATTGCTCTTACTTCTAATGGTATAAAATTAAAATTAACAGCAAAGAATACTATCTGATTAGAAAACTTTTTATAACTAGCAATAAATACAGGTGACCATTTCATCCAATTTGAATCATCTTTGTAATGAAAGAAATAAAATCCACCTGGATAAATACTTGATACTTTTGTATTTTTTACTTCATCGTCGGATTTTTGATATTTATCATAAAAGTATAATGAGTTATTCTGGAAGTTTTCTACAATTCCATTACCATATACTAAAAGATTTAGTTTAACTCTTTCGATTAATTCTCCCATAGATTTGACTTTTATTTATATATAAAAAAAATAAAAAACTCTATGTTAAATTCTAAACCTAACAATAAAAATTATAACCAAGGAAACTATATTCCCAAGAATAAAGATAAGGTTATAAAATTAAATACACAAGGTGGTGTTTATTTTAGAAGTTCTTGGGAAAAGAAAATAATGCACTGGTTGGATTATAATCCAACAATCACAAAATGGGGAGCTGAATGTTTAAGAATTCCTTATCAAATGACACATTTCAATAATGGTGACTCAAAAATAAAAGAACATTGTTACTATCCTGACTTTTATTATGAAATGAGATTAAGTGATGGTACTCTAAAACAGATAGTTGTTGAAGTTAAACCAATGAAAGAATATAATATGGTCATTGCTCTTAATGAAGGTAAGTTAAGTGTTCCTGAAAAAGGAGCTAAAAAACTAAAAAGTTTCGAGTATGATTTGAAAATGGCTTATAAGAATAAGAACAAATGGGAAACTATGATTAATTGGTGTAATAAAAAAGGATATGAGTTTATAATTATAACAGAACAACATCTAAACAAATTTAATATCTAAATATTTCAATTAAAATTTGAACCATTAATATTATATAGAATGGTGGTGTCAATCTATACCAAACTGAAGTTAACTTTTTACTTATGTGATACATTGGAATTCTTATTAATCCTATTCCCATCATCATCATAAATATATATTTCATAGGAGTAAATAATCCAACTACTATCCATATCCAGAAGAGAACTCTTGTTATATAATAAACTAAATCTACTTTTGAGTTTCTATCTCTTTCAGCAAATCTTTTATCCAATCTTTCATAATTTAGGACATAATAGATATTACTCCATATGAAAAGTATTGATAAAGTGTATATTACTATATTAATCATTTTCTGCAATGATTTCGTTCATATTTACTAAATTATTTAGTTCATATTCTTCTAATCTAACAGTCTTTTTCTGTAAAAGTATATTAAATATAGAATCGTTTATTAAAACTTCTACTTCACTACCTGATATTCTCTCATAGTTATTTGGAATTTGATTTAAGTCTCTTCCTTCGTACATTTTATTAACATACTTATTTCTTTCTTTAATATCTATATGTAATGTTCCACCAACCGGTAAAATGTTATTATCGATACTTGATTCTTCCCAAATCTGTAAAATAGCTTTATTCATATTAAAAAATTTAATAAATATATAATTGATAATAAACAAAGTTTGATAAATGATATAAAATAAAAAAAACTATTATGATGAAATTAGAGTATATTTGGCTAGATGGGTCACAACCTCAACAACTAAGAAGTAAAACAAAAATTCAAAATGTGGACACTATGTCACCAGAAGATTATCCAGTATGGTCTTTTGATGGTAGCTCAACTAAACAAGCTAAATCCGGAAAAGGAAAAAATACAGATTGTTTATTGAAACCTGTTTTTGTAGCAAGAGATCCTTTTAGAGGTGAGAATGATAGATTAGTTTTTTGTGAGGTTTTAAACCCAGATGGATCAGTACATGAAAGTAATCATAGAAGAGCACTTTTACAAAAAATAAATGAATTATCAATTACTGAAGATATGGATAAGTCTGAACTACCTTGGTTTGGATGGGAACAAGAATATACTTTAACTCATAAACCGTTAAGACCTTTTGGTGATGGAATTGGAATTCCTTTAGGTTTTACACCTGAAATATTTGAACAAAATGGTTTATCACCAAGACCTCAAGGAGATTACTATTGTGGTATTGGAGCTGATACTGTTACTGGTAGAGATATCGTTGAAGAACACATGAATATGTGTATTGAAATTGGATTAGATATATCCGGTATAAACGCTGAAGTAATGTTGGGTCAATGGGAATATCAAATTGGTCCTGTTAAATCATTAAATGGTTCTGATCAATTATGGATTTCTAGATATTTATTACAAAGAGTTGCTGAGAAATATAATGTTAATGTTTCTTTACACCCTAAACCATTAAAAGGAGATTGGAATGGTTCTGGTTGTCACGCTAACTTCTCAACTAAAGAAATGAGAGAAGAAGGTGGTCTTAAACTTATTGAAGAAACTATGGAAAAGTTAAAAGAAAGACATAATGAACATATTTCTGTTTATGGGCTTGGTAATGACCAAAGAATGACCGGAGAACATGAAACATCAAGTATTCACGACTTCTCATTTGGATATAGTACAAGAGATACTTCTATTAGAATACCAGCACAAGCGATTATTGAAGGTAAAGGTTATTTTGAGGATAGAAGACCGGCTTCTAACTGTGATCCTTATTTAGTTTCACTTAAAATGTTAGAAACAGTTTATTCTGAAGTAGAATCTGAATTATAAATTAATGATAAAAGAAAAACCACTCATTGAGTGGTTTTTTTATTTTAAATATATTTTTAATTTTTTCCTTTCGTCTTTTTTGTTTAGAAGAGAAACGAGACTTGATTGGTATGCTAGAACCAAATGATGGTGTCATAACTATATCAAATGTTTTAAGATTGATATTAGAGTGAGTGGAGTCCCATTCCGTCATTTGATCCTTCAATTGAGATTAATTTAATTAAGTGGTCGTTATCACCTTTTTTCTTATAAAGTTCGTTATAACCTTTTGCTATACCTCTCTTAAATACTTCTGTAAAGTATGCGAATGCGTTAACAGATTTATCTTCGTTGAAATTATACCAGTTTTGGAACATATCTAATAATCCTGATTGGTAACAATCTAACTTATCATCGTTAGACCAATATCTCATTTTTTTTATCGTCTTTTTAGCTAGTAGCTCTAACATTTTTTCTGCGTTTCTTGTTAGTTTTCCTTGTGCTTTAGATACTATTACTTCTACATATAAATCTTTATTATTGAGGTACATATTTTGTTTTTATTTTTCTAAATAGAAATCCTTTTCTTGACTTTCTATTTTCATTTATTAATTTATTAATTTGATTTGAATTAACACCAGTAAATTTAACAGCATCAATAACACTGTTAAAAATAATAGTTTCTCCATTTAAACAAACAACTTCAATCATATTTGATCTAGATATGGATTGTTTTATTTTTGAAGAATCACTTCTTTTTTTGCCGATTTTTGAATTTGATAATTTGGTTTTATGTTCTTCTGTAAAGATTATACCTTTTCTAGATTCTGATAATTTTAATTTAGACTCATCAGACATTGACCTACCAGTATTATAATTGAAAAATGGATGATCCTTTTTTAGTTTACCACCTTTCTGACCATCACCACCTTCTGTTAGGTTTGTTAACTTGTATCCAATATTCCTAAATTCTTGAATAAGTTTCATTTCCTCATCTACAATCTCATTATGACTTTCATACTCAGAAATTATTTCCATTATAGGGATATTTTTCTTATCTAAAAGAGACCTAATCCATTCGCATTTATAAGTTTTTATACCCTTTTTAGCATCTCTAATATGCTCCCAGATTCTTCTTTTTGGATTTTTAGTATAACCAACATATTTTATGTCATTTGTTATTGGATCAATAAGATTATATAAAAAATACATTAATTTAGCATTTATTTTTTGTAAGAGACTGAACTCTTTTTTGGAATGCTTTCATGTTATATATTAATTAACTAAAAAAGTTTTAAAAATAAAAAATCCTCAAATTTCTTTGAGGATTTTTAATATCTAATTAAAATTAAAGTTTAACTCTTTCTTTATATTGAAGTTCTTTAACTGCGTATAACTCACCATCAAGATTACTTCTTCTTTTTTCTAAGTTTTTAAGAGCTGTTGATAATACTGCTGATTCACCAATCATTTGGATAGAACCTTTAATTTTTTCAATGTTAAATTGAACATCTTCAAGTTTCAAAGTGATTTCTCTTTCTTTATCTTCAAGTTTTCTTTTAACAACTATTTCTTTACCTAATTTATTTTCATAAAAATAAGTTAAATCATAGTTAAGTTCATTTCTTACCTCATTTACTAATTCAATAGCTGATTCGTATTTGAAGAATGAGTTACCATATCTTTCATCACATCTGTATAAGAATGTGCTGTTTTTATAGTTGAATGCGAAACACTCTAAATAAGGATTAATTAAGTTTTGTACTCTTTTAACAACATCTAACTCAACAAATTTATCTAAGTTTTTAGATACTTCTAATAAAACCGGATAAAAGTTTTTGTTAACTATAGGAACGATAGGAGAAGAGAATAAACTTTCTAATGTAGTTTCTTCATTCATCTCATCATCATTGATATAAATACCACCTTTACCATTTACTGATAAACCTAATGTTAAATATTCAGAGATTCTAAAGTTAACTCTATCCTCAGAAATAGTAGCATATTTCATAGCTGTTTCTAAAGTTCTAAGAGTTCTTAATGATTCATCATCTTTAATATTATTTTCTAATAATGTTTTTTCAATTGAATTCTCTGTTAATAAAAACCAAGAATCTTTAACAAGTGCAATATGACCATCCTCAACTTGTTCAACGATAGTAAAAATTGGTTCACCTTTTCCACCACTTAAAAGATTAGATCTTTTCTCTGGAGATGATGTTAAGTTATGTACAAATAATTTAACTTCAGGTACCCAATCATAAATAGCTAATTCATTAAGAATCTTAGCCATTCTGTCTTGATCTGTATCCAAGCTAATTGTTTGTAAAACAACATTAATTGGTTGTCTGTATAATTCACCTTGATTTTGTGAGTTTAATACATTATATAAATTTTTTAATTCATATAAAAGCTCATAGTTGCTCATATCATCATTAAGGCTTTCAATTAATTTCTTTACTTCTTTATCATATGTAAAAGGTTTTAATCTCTCATTTAATGAGTTGATTATAGTCTTTTCAGAGTGCTCATTACAAGCATTCATGTGTCCTTCTATGATTACAGAGATCTCTTCTTGATCAAGGGAGAGGTCTTTTTTGAAGTTAAACAATTCGAGTTTAAGATTCTTCATATTTTAAAATATTTTTTTTTATTTAAACTATATATTAATGCTAAAAAGTGTTTTTTTACCATTTTTATTTTTAATTACTTGGGTTTCCGTTATTCGATGGATTAGGATTTCCAGCATTTGGATTACCAGTTCCAGATGCCGATCTTTCTCTAGCTCTCAGTATATTACTAAACCATCTTGTTCTTCTTGGATTAGTCATAAAGTAATCAGGATCACTTGTATATTGACCATTAACTACTGTCTGTGCAACTCCATTACCTGCTGGATTACCACCTGGATACCAACTACCGGTTACTCCTATCGATCCAGTGTTAATTCCGGATCCAGTTCCGCCTCCTGGTACTACCGGTCCTACCGGTCCTGTATTAATTCCTGTTCCTGTTATTACAACTTGCTCGGTTCCTCCAATATTTGGTCCAAAAGGTGGAAAAGGTTGTGGATATCCAGGTGGTCCAAATCTATTAGGAAAGTTATTTCCATCCGTGTTTCCGTATGGTGGTTGACTAAATAAATTTGAGAATCCACCATCTATTGGATATGTGTTTAAGTCACCATCAATATTATCACCGTATGATGTAGGATATCCGGTAGCACTAATTCTATCTTTTCTAAACGCTGGGTAGT